GTGGCTTATAAGTTCTAGTTTTGGTAGGAGCGAGGCTCTATAGCTTTCATACTGCTCTCGAGCCAGCCCCACTCGTCCAGTCGGGTGCATGTCTTCTACTTGGTAAGCCAGCTGAGACCAAGACTGGTCAAAGTTTGCAGTATCTTGCCAGTAGGTCAAAACCGGAGTACCTGAGTTCAATGCTTGAACGTACCGATATGACCACCATGTTCCCAGGCCGCGGTCCTGAGGGGGAACAATCAGTCCGATGCTAGATGACATAACCGAGATAGCATCAGCATCAGAAGAAACTCTAGCTAGTTTGGTGCTTACAATTGGAAACTGTAAGGTAGCCTCGAGGGTAGCGAGCCAAGAACTTTTTGTGTTGTCAGCGGCCCACTGGTTCGACCGATCCAGCCCGTAAGAGCTATTACTCAATAAAACCGAGTCCAGGTTGAGACCGAGAGAGTTGCTCTGAGAGCCAAACCCTAGCTTTTTAAAAGAATCTTCAGGGCTCTGCCATGGAAGAATCGGGTATAGGATTTTTGGCCAAGCGCTGCTAGACATTTTTTCCGCTGCAGCAACAATTGTTTTGATGTATTTAGGCTCTCTAGCCTTAGAGTAGTCTAGCCTCTTCGAGTAAAAAGGCGTAAATAGCCCGGAGATGTCCCTCTTTACGGCTTCAAGGCTGTTCTTGTACTGCCAAATCTGAGCGCTATCCGCTACTAAATGGAGTTTAGGTGAGTCAAACATTAGGCCAAGAACATGCATAGCCCCATAAATTTTGTTTGCACCTAAAGCAGTTGGTGGAATAAACCCTAAAAAGATAGCATCATATGACTCTAGCTCAGCTTTAGTCCAAGTCAACTTTGGGCTAGCCCAGGTAATCTGAGCGGACCTGGAGACTACCTCGGCTAGCGTGTTGAAAAATCCAACATTCGCTGACGGGCTGCAATGGTGCGAAGCCATACCAGTAAATAGAACTTTCATATTATCTCCCTATGAGGCAAACGGGGCACCTAAAAGATGCCCCGTCGCCTACTTTAGCTAACTACTAGAACGGCTCTTCTGCGGTTACAGGAGCAGCCGGTGCTGGTGCTGGCGCTGGTGCTGGCGCGTTAGCGATCGATGGACCGTCAAACGGGGTAGCAATAGGAGCTGGAGCAGCAGCAGGTGCTGGAGCTGGAGCTGGTGCTGGAGCAGCAGCTGGAGCAGCTGAAGCGGCAGTTGCAGCAACTGCAGCCTGGCCAGGGAAATACTTCTTGATCTCGTTGCTAACGTTACCGTTGTAAGTACGGGTACCTAGAGTCGCACGGAATGCGCGTCCCATTAGCGCCTGCTCAACCTGAGCATTGGTAGGGTTTGCATCCCAGAAGGTGCGTCCCAGACCCATTGCGTTGGCCTTCATGAAGAACATGTTCATGGCCTTTGGGTTGTCAGTGGTTACAACAAGCTGGTCCCAAACGCGACGCTTGTTGTATGGGCCACCCTGAACCTCGTTGGTGACCTTGAACATCACCTTTCCAGTCGAGGTGGTGGTTGCCTGAGCGTCGACTACCTTAAGCTCGTAGTCGCCCTCTGGTAGTGGCTCGTAGTTGGTGCTTGATCCTGCATCGCCCGCCTGCTTGACGAGGTCTGCCCAGTTAATAGTACTCATTAGTTATGGCTCCTTATGCCTTTTTACTTGTTGTTGTTGCGGTGGTCTTCTCTCCGAAAACCATGTCTAGCATACGCTCGATACCTAGATCTTGCTGCTCGACTACTTTACCTAGACGACCCTGGACACGCTCTCCGGCCTCGTACTCAGGTGTGCGCTCAACGTACATGCGTCGCACCTTGTATGGTGGCTGGAGTGGGTCTGGATTCGGCATTGTTTCTACCGTAACCGCTCCAAGGATGTCATAGAAGTATGGTGCCTGAATTGCTAGCTGACCCTGCAGGTAAGGACGGTATACGCCATCCTGACCTTTACGAGCCATAGCAGTAAGAACTACAGCCTCAAGCGGCTGAGTTGGGTGCATGGTGAGGTCACGCAGGTCACGAAGAAGCGCACCCATGTGGCGAAGTAGCTCTCCCCACTGTTGCATCTTCATCTGCTCTGTGCCAGCGATGTTGTCCATACACTTGACCTGAAGCTCCGAGATCGAGTCGATAATAAGCGACTTGAACTGGTGCTTTCCGCTCTGAAGCCACTGGAAAGCCTTCATAACTACATCGTAGTCACGAACCTGGACAACAACGGTGTCCCAGGTGCCATCCGCTAGCGGTGGCTCTTGGGTCATTGGGTCCCAATACTTTACGTTGATTGGCAGGAAGCGGTGGCCTCCCTCAACGTCGAGCATTAGGCGTGGGTAAGGTGCTGTGACGGCAAACGTAGATTTACCGACCTTCGATTCGCCATAAACCATAATTGTTAAACTGCGGTCGACTTCAGACATCTTTACTCACTTCCTTTCTGTTCATTTGATAGATAGTAACCGTACGGGTCGGAGACCTCGAACGCATCGCTAATTGCTGCTTCAGCTGCCGAACCATCGTCAACTAGCGGGCAAATAGCGAAGAATTGGCATTTCCACTTGCAGTCGCGAGACGGCTTTGGGTATGCAAGTTTGTAGTGGCTCTCGCCAGCATCGAGACCATCACGGACTCGCATGATATCTTCTAGAGTTCCCTCTAGACGCTGGTAGAACGAGCGAAGAGCAAATCGGTTGTGGCGAACTTCAATCTGGTCATAGAACGGTGGCTTAGCATAAGCACCGCGCTTAACCTTACGAAGCATTGTAAAGATGCCTCCCTCGGAACGTTCACCATCCTGATTCTGCGCCTCTTCAAGGAGCATGTAGGTTAGAACCTGCTCATTCATGTGAGCAATAGAGCCGAAGTCGGCAAAAGAGCCACCAACAGTCTTGAAGTCACGGAACATACGAACACCGTCAATCTTGCGACGAACACGCATGTCAATCTTTCCCTGAAGAGTTACACGACCGTCCAGCATAGGACGCTCGATGATTTCTTCCGTAGAGATCATCTCAAGCTCTGCGTCGATACCCTCGAGCTCAATCCACTCTAGGTAGCCTTCAAGCATGACTCGACCAAGCTCTGCCTCTGTCTCAAGTGACGAGGTGTCTCGGTAGTCGTCAGTCATCTTCTTCATGTCTTCCGCAACTAGTTCTGCGTGAATCTGAAGTAGGTCTCGCTCCATGCCAGAAGTGTAGTAGCGGTCTAGGGCCTCGTGAATACGAGAACCTAGTGCAAGTGCGCCAGTAAAGTCCTTTAGCTTCGGCTTGAGACGACGGTAGTAGGTAAACCACCACCGGCGACGGCAGTCCTTGAAAGTTTGAATCTCAGAGTTAGAGATTCTGATTGGTTCATTTGTCATTTCTGTCATTTTGGTAGTCCGTTCTTGAGCATATCCAGAAGCCTAGCCTTGTCCTTAACAATCTCTTCGAAGTTTTCGGACTTGACGTCTAGAGCTTGAATAACACGCTCTTCGATGGTTCCTTCAGTTACATAGTCAGTGATGATTACAGAGTCGTGGATCTCGGAGCCGATACGGTGTACGCGGTCGAGAGCCTGCTTGTAGTCAACGAGTGACCATGGTCTTTGAAGCATAACAAGTCTTCGTGCAGTTGTCAAGGTGACACCTACACCACCAGCCTGAGCAGTAAACAGAATCCACTTAGTCTTGCCAGACTGGAAGTCGTCAATAGCCTGCTGTCGCTGGTCGCCATCCTGGGCACCAGTGATTAGGCCATGAGCGATGCCCTCTTTAGTCAGACGTGCACTTAGAAGCTCGATGAGCTGACGTGATACTGCACATACTGCTACAGAGTCATCGCCAAAGTCACCATTCTCAATGTCATCCATCAGAGCATCAACCTTACAAGAAGGGTCTGACAAAAGAACTTTTTCTTCGCCATTCTCTTGAAGTTCGATCTGAGCATATGCACTTGCAAACTGAAGCAGACGCAGAGTCTGAGTTAGCGGGTTAGGTGCAACTACTACATCTCCAGTAGAAGAGACCGTACCTTCATTTTCTAGAAGAACGATCATGTTCTCTAGCATCTGCTTATATGCCTTAAGTTGCTTAGCACCCATCTCGACATCGCGTCGGTCATTGATAACCTCTGGTAGCCATGGAAGTACTCGAGCCTTGAGCATGCGTCGCATACGTGGGTTGATTCCAGCATAGAACTCATCTGTCATCTCCGGCTTTAGGCCCATGACCATCATTCCACCGAATGCATTGAGCATCGTGTTGACATAGCGGTCAATCCACTTAGTCTTGCTAGGCCATTCAGCTGGGTCAAGCCAGTGAAGGATAGGCCATAGGTCCACTACATCTTTAGCAATAGGAGTTCCAGTCATTGCAAAACGAACATCGGCATCTCCAGTAGCTGCCCATAGTGCACGTGTTTGCTTAGACTTAGGGTCTTTAGAGCGGTGAATCTCATCTGCAACTACAGCCTTAAAGTCAATCGTGTTTAGCTCACGCTGATGCACTTCACAGCGAGTAGCCGTGATTCGAGAGTCATGCCCACCACACTCTTCGCAGCGTGCAAGAGCAATAGATCCGTAAGAAAGAAGCTTTGAGTGAGTGCGTAGTGACTCCCAGTTGATGATGTAGACATCAGCAGGATCTTCAAAAGCCTTTCTGCGCTGAACGGCAGATCCCTTAATTACAGATACGTTGACTCCAGGCCACCACTTATCAAACTCGCGCTGCCAGTTACTCTTCAGAGTATTCGGGCAGACGATTAGTGCCGGGAAGATATCTTCGCCATCATCGTGCAACTTCTTAAGTGAGCGAATTGCCTGAGCGGTCTTACCTAGACCTGGCTCATCAGCTAAAAGAGCTCGACGAGCAGTAGTAAGGAACTTAACTCCAGCACGCTGGTGCGGGAAGAGGTCTTCATCGCCATCTTCAGCAACTTCAAGCTCTCGTAGAGCATTAGACGGCTCGATTCGGCGAGCACGTTCTTCTCGTGCCCATGCTGCTAGGTTAGGTCCGATTTCTAGCTCATCCTTAAAGGTAGAGCGTAGTGCTAAGCAACCAGTCCACGAGACTGGAATACGCCAAATCTGCTCCTTAGCGCTCCATGAAGCGCCAGGAAGTGCCTTACAGACTTCTTTGAGACGCCACTCAGCGTTGATTACAATGTGTTTGCCCGTTGAGTCGAGCTCTACACTAATAGGCACAAAGGCCTCCGTTCGTCATTTCGTATTTATATATTATCAGAAAAATCTTGTTATCAAGTACTTTTTTCTGATAATACCTATTCTTTTAATAATCTTACAGGTTTCCAGCCCAATTTGACAAGTCTAAGTAGCCCGTGTCGTATTGCATCAAGTGCGTGGCCTTCGCCACCCTTGTGCCAATAGCCCAACTTTTTTAGGGTCTCGTTAGTGAACATTGCCTTTGCATCGGCTGGTGCCTGGAAGTAGATGTCATTTGCTGGACGCCCCACATCCATTAGGCATTGCTTGAGGATACCAATCTGCTCTAGCGAGTAAGGTGCCTGTGAGTTACGCACAGTTTGTGCATTGATAGTAAAGCGCTCGCAGACTACGTCTACAGCTACGTCTACAGAGGCTAGAGTGGCCCGTATAGGCTCTGCATACTCCTCTTGCTGTAACTCTTTAGACCAGACTAAAACAGGCTCCTGGCCCGGCTCAAGGCTAAATAGAGCCATGCCGGTTGCCTTACCTGGATCGACTGATAGTACATATTTAGGCATATTTTTGACCCCAGTTTTCTAGTGGACCATCGACATCTGCAGTAAGTGGTACGGCCCAACCCTCTCGGGTTGTCATGCACTCTCTTACTAGTTTTTTAATCTCTTCAGCATCCTTCCGAGGAGCATTGAGCACAATTTCATCGTGCACAGGAACAATTAGTAGTTCGGTTAGGTCAGCCTGGTCAAGTTTAACCAGGTTCGACTTGAACACCTCTGCTGCACCACCCTGGATTAGGTAGTTGACCAAGGTATAAACACGGTCATCATCACAAGGTAGGCGACGTCCAGTCCAGGTATTGACATATCCTTGGCCTTCTGCTTGGAGGCGTCGCATGCCGATATCTTCGACCTTTTTCTGGAACATTGCCATTCCAGGGAATCGCTTATCAAATTCATTCGATACTGCACGCATCTGCTCTTCAGGCACACCTGCGGTTAGAGCCTGCTTAGACACACCTGCACCATATAGACGCCCATACACAACGCCCTTAATGAGCGCACGACGCTTATCAGACTTTTGCATAGTTGGATCCTGGTAGATTTCTCGACCAATCTCCGTAAACGGGTCTGAGCCAGTCGCATCAGCGTTATTGAATAGCGTAATCAGGTTCTGGTCCTGTGATAGAGACGAGAACATACGGAACTCAACCTGGTCAAGGTCCGAGGTAATAATTACGTGGTCGTCATCCTTAGGCAAGAACGCACGACGAACAGTATCGTCACCCTTAGGCAAAGTCTGCAGCGCAGGGTTCTGGATGGACATACGTCCGGTACGAGCGCCCATGGTCTTCACAGACGGGTGAACAAATCCATCAACATTGTCATTAATGAAGTTCAAGAAATACGTGCTGGCTAGCTTGCCTGCTTTTCGATACTTTAGGACGGTTTCAGCTAGCTGCCTAACCTCGGGGGAGCCATCACGTACAAGCATCTTGAGCTGGTCCGCGGAAGCTGACTTCTGGCCAGAGTCTGTACGCTCAGTAATTTCAGCACCAAGCTTCTCGAACTGGAATACAAGTTGCTGGTTACTGCCTACAGCTAATCCGTTGTAGGTTGTCTTTGCCCAATCCTTTACCTGCTCGGTATAGCCGACAAGCTCGTCATACTTCTTCTGAGAGTAGTTAAGGTCTAGTCGAGCCCCGTTGAGTTCCATGCGAGTCACGATACGGCGAGTATTCATCTCAAGCTCATATGCCTGAGAATAAGGCTGCCCCGGGCCACACTTCTCCCAGAACTTCTCCCAGAGGCGCATAGTCAGCACAGGGTCTAGTGCACCATATGCCCAGTATGGTTCAAAGTTCATAGGAACGGTACCCCAGGTCCAACCATTGTCGACCATTCCACTATCGAGGACACTTTGGAGGCTAGCAGCCTGAGGGTCGATGTATTGCTGAGTAAGCTTCTTTAGCGCTCCAGAGCCCAGCGGATCCAAAAGCTGAGCCATAATCATTGTGTCGTGGCCTCGATGCCAAGGGAATGACCACTCGGACTGGATTTCAAACCAGCGAGCCTCGAACGCAATGTTGTGGCAGACGAGGGGGCCATCAAACTTATTCATTGCCTCATAAAAGACGCCCTTCCAGGCATCCCAAGGAATTGACCATCCGGTCATAGCATCGCCGACCTGAACAAGGCGTAGGCGACCATGCCAAGGAGATAGAGCGTGCGCTCGCGGCTTGCCAGGCAGTTCGCCAGTTTCTGTGTCAATAGCCAAAGCATTGTGGGGGCGACGCTCACCGAGCCAAGAGATAAACTTCTCAGCCTGAGCAACGCTATCAACCAGCTCAAGGCGTACGCCTTCTAGTCCTGTTGTCATTAGTGTCTTTCGTATTTATTTAGGGTGATGCTATGGAATTATTTCATAATTATAGATATCCGCAATACCAGAGTCAAGTTTTGCGGCCTCTTGAAGCAGTCTCTGAGCGACACCAGTCAGATATCTAGCACCGTTATCATCGTACTTATATAGAGCATCGAGCACAGCTTCAGGCTTGTCGCTGATCTGCGCCCAATGACGATATTTCTCAGGAAAAACTAGAGCAAGGCTGTAATCAGGGTTGCATTCTTCACATGGGAGGGATGCATCCTGTAGCATGCTTGACGGTTTCTCTTGGAGGTTATATCTGCTAACTAGCGGACATGCTGCCCCATGAAAAATTAGAGAGACTCCGACACGTGAGAGAACGTACGAGCCACTCTCTGTTCGATACAGCTCGAATTCAATCCATCTAGTAGAGTCTCGTCTCTTCGAGCTAGATTTACCTAATAAAGAGCCATTGAACTGTAAAGTTCTGGCTCCGTCTTTTACTTCCAGCACTGTACTAGCCCTTAGATGTCTTCTTGTCTTCAGCTTTAGTAGATGACTCTAGGTCTTCGACTTTTTTCTGAAGTTCAGCTACCTTAGCTGTCTCAATCTCGAGGAGGGTTTCGAGATCAATAATAGCTACGGCATACGAGCTAACGCGTTCACGAAGCTTCTTTACTAGCTCTTCTACTGTTTTTTGGTCTTCCATAATTGTCCTTACTTCGTCTCTAGAGCATCTAGTCTAGCAGATAATGATTCTATTTGAGTTACAGCCTCTTGAAGAGCTGCAGTCAATACAGGTACAAGCTTTGACATATCTACTCCTTGATACTCTGGCTCACCATCCTCTTTGACTGCGTCCTTTTCGCCAGATACAGCATTAGGTATAACCTCGGCAAGCTCGTGGGCAATAAAACCATCTACTATTTCATCTGGTTCCACGATGAAGTTAAACGTTCTAGGTTTTAGTGCTTTTAATTTAGTAAGGCTATTAGTTAGAGAAGTAACGTTTTCCTTGAGCCTATAGTCAGACGATGTATTAAAGGCAGTAGCTGTTGTAGTTAAAGATATGTTTCCTACAGCAGTAGTGTTACCTCTATAGAAAACACATACAGTTCCGTTAGTACTCATGCGGGACATGCTGAAA